CCGGGACTGGCATCCATCTGCAGATCTCCATTGCCGCGAGCTTGTGATAATAATGCGGATCTTTGACCATTAGCCTAGATATTGAGTCCGAAGACTGTCCTGCGACTAGGAAATAAGCGTAAGAATAGGAGCTGAACAAAGACGGTAGACTATACCGGTAAGTCTGTAAAGCCCACAGAACTACCTTTCCAAATGGCAACGCCGCCACAATTGCCAAGGCACCATTTAAGTAGTAGTAAACGTACGTGTACAGGCACATCCGGCACGTCTCGACTCTTACAATCCTTCGAACCCCTTCGCCGGAAAGGTCGCCCCCTTTACGCTTCCTGCTCTCGTACCACAACCGAGGACAAGTCATGTTTGAAAATGGGCTATTTCGGCACGCGATTTCGAACTCTTCGAACAATGGTTCCCGGTTTTCTTGTTCCCACATCTTGAAAAAGATAAAAGGTTCAAAGAAACCATTGGTCTCGACTGCCATCCTTTTGGAATAATCTAGCAAAACACCCAAGTCGGCTGTCCGCGATTCCTGGATTGTTTGCAAAACCCAAGAAGCGTCCTTGGTGACTGTTTCAGCATCAAGTTGAGCCTGGTATAAGCGCATCATTGCCCCCGACGTGACTCTAAGCTCGAATGCTGAGTCATATTTGTGGGAGTAGTGCCGCCGCATGACCTGTTCGTACGTTTTTGGGCACTGACGCCTTTTGCCCAGTTTCCGTAAACCCTCAGTCCTGGCCCATAGTTCGTGCAAATCATTGAAAAGGGCTGGGTAGTGAGCACAGTTCTCCATCTGCCCTTCTATCCGCTGACAGATCCGTATGGCTCTCTGTTCACGGCTCATGCTCAAAAGGCCAACATCTCCTTGTTTATGGGCCCCTATAGCCCCTCTGAGGCGCCTCTCGTCGTGCAGTACAGCATACCGCGGAATGGGTATATCCAATTTATCAAATTCCTCGGCAAATTGATTGCCAGGTTTGAGTACTTTGCCGCAGAATTCATGCCCAGCTGAAGGCGCTTCGATATTCACCATATCGGGGGAGGTAGCTTGGACTATCTTCAACACCATGCCGTATTTCTCGAAAGCAAATGTTTTCATTTTGTCAATGTCAATCGGCTTGGAACACGAAAAATTATTGTCATCCGACAAATTGTGCATGTAAACGTTATCGGCTAGGGAGGACAGGGGCAGTTCCAACGCATGACTCAATGCATCCAGAAGGAAAGCGGCGCACGCTGTGGAATTAGTAAACGTCACGTTGAAGTCACCGGTAGCACCCCCGCACTGCTTCAGTACCACTCCTCCTGGCACATCGGGGTATGCGTGACAAACTTGATCTGCAATCCGTTTTATCTCGTCATATACGTCAGGTGGAACAGAATCAAACATTAACTTGTCTTCTTCCAGAAGTTCCCCCCGCAAGTCGGCTAGGCGTGTGTTCACCAGATTCAATATATACCCGTTCTTGGAGCTATGAGTCGACATACGAACATGCTTCTCGATCGTCTCAGCAAGAGGGTGTTCACGAAAAGCCAGGACGCGTAACTCTTCGTTCACCCGCAAAAGAAAATCATTTATATGGCGGTCGAAGGCTGTGATGTCAGCCGAATATTTGTACGGAAATTTATCGAGCCTACGAAAAATTGTATTGATATTCGTGCCGGTGAGGGGCATGCCTGCTTTTGAAAAGCTGTTGAAGTTGTACCGATGATTCAGATCGTGGTAAAGAACGCCTTGAGTTATGAGATCAATGCCTGAGACGCCTGTTATCGAGCGCAACTTGGCAGGGTTTGCAGTCAACTTCTCTTTCGCGACAAGTTGGGATTTCGGGAACGCCGCGAAAATCTGAGGCCGCCATTTCCCTGTAACGTAAGGTTGCATGGCACATTCAATCATTGCTTTAGTGAACCCCGCCTGCCGTATCTGGGCACGTTTCCTTATGCCGAAGAAAGCAAATTCCGGGCTGGCGTTGTATTTCTTCCGGGCCAGGTATTCTTTAGCCAGCATCCTTGGATCGGTAAGCTGACAACCGCTGAAACGCTCGGGGTCATTCTGGAAGATCGCGTGTGCTAAGTCAAGCGCACGCGTCGTTTCACTGGTGTGCATCGGGCGTGTCGCAGCGTATGCTGATAAAGAAGCTAACATGGTTTCTTTACACGCGAACTTGACACCGTCGACTCGGTCGGCCACTGCATCGTCGCCCACGATCTTTTCGTACGTAGGCAGTACTGCATTTCTTACAACCCGACGCGCAAAAACCGGCTTTACCAAAGGTTTATTCCAGAGGCGGTTGGATCTGTTAAGGAAGCGGACGCGGCTGTTCATTTCGTCAGCTAGGCTCGTGAAATGGAATTCAGGCCCTTCAGCTAATTCCCAGCCGGGGTCTACGCGTTCCTTTCTCTTGGCGACCTTTATCTCGTCAATTGTAGGCGCCCATAACGTCTTTTTCTCTGGCGGATCATTCAACACGGCTAAAGCAGCCCTATAAGCTGGCTCAAACTTTTCCATAAAAGATCCCACCGCGGAAGGAATCCTGACCGCAGCGACCTGGACGTTCCTCTTACCTCTAGCTAGGATGGGAATGTCCGGAGCATCTTCAAATATGTTCGGAAAAGCCTTCAAGCAACCAAGATTTCTTACGTACACGGCTTCGATGCCAACAGAGACAGGGTCATTTGTGTCTGGGTTCCCCCAGCGCCCAATCATGGCAAAGGCGGCATCGACAGACGCATCAGGCATGTGGCAAATCCCAAAAAGAAAAATAACAGCTACCAAAATGGCAAGCCAAAACACGGCAAGACTAGCAAAGAAAACCAAAGCTAGACACGTGACGGTAGGTACGATGACACTGTTCTCTATCGAGTAATGGAGCAAAT